CAAAAAATGTCTATAAATCAAAAGACTGCTACATCAGGCCAAAGGAGGAAGATTAAAGCCTATAACGACCGGGTCGATGAAGACCTAGCAGCAAAATCCGACAACTACGACAGAAAGCAACAAAAAGCACAGAGATCCCGCCGTAAGTCGAGAAGTCGGTCTCGGAGCCCAGTGGATAGGCGAGCACGTGTCCACGGCACCGGAGACAACGCTGAAGACGTAGATAGGAGTGATACAGATGACTCAGGTGATGACCAAGATACACCTACAATGAGAGACTACAAACATTTCCAAGACGGCGATTACCACGACGCCGATGTAGATCGCTTGAAGGATTACGGAACCGTTCTTCAAGTGACAGATGATATGTGGGAAAAGATCCAATATGGTAGTGGCGACGCTAACGCAATTCTAGACGACATTAAGGCTCAGTGGGCTCAGTTCTATGACAAGTACAAAGGAACCGAAGCTACTGTTCGCAAGATGATCTGTAAGAAGTGCGGTAAGAAAGTCTACATCCAAGGAATCAAGAACCACTATAAATCTAAACACAGACCCAAAAAGGAAATGAGTCTACCAAAAAACTCCCCACAGCCCCCTTCCGCTTCCGTCCCATCCCCTACAAGCCCAGTTTCTGTAAGGGAGACTACAAAGTCCTCAGGAAGTGGGGCCACGTCCTCCGCAAACCCAGCTCCCATAAACAAGACGACCTCGACGAAGACATCAGAAGGATCAAAACCTCCTACTTCGCAACCCACGCCAGTGGTGAGTCCCAGCTCGACGAAGAGCACTTCTTCGTCCCAGCCATCACCACCCCCGAGTCAATAAGACTCAATCTTGTTTATATGGATGAGGAGCTCAAAACAGACTACAAGCTTGATCCTCTCTGGACCCGTGCAGTTGAAGATGTTTACAACGCCTACTACGGCGCTTTAGGAACAACACTCACGACCAACGAAGAGGTTTTCAAAGCTATGGACTGGAGCAAATCGGCTGGTTACCCTTGGAATTTCGTCAGAATGAACACTAAGAAAGAAGTATTCGACAAACAAATTAGATCTGTAGACAATTTGATACCTTTCTTGATGGGCTTCGCGACGCGAAACTATCCGGCAACCCATACCTTATCCATGAAAAATGAGCTAATCACGGTAGCTGACCGCAAAGCACACAAACAACGCATGTACGCTATATCACCAGTACAACTTGTAATCGCTTCTAAATTTTTATTCTACCACCAGGATCAGAGGCTCAAGAACTACGCGAACTCTCGCTATGGTTTTTGCCTTTTTTATTCTGGAGTCCACTCTTTGTTTGCAGGACAAATTGGCAAGTTAAATATTTCTTACGACGAAAGCAAGTGGGATAAACGTTTTGATGTTATGAAAGAAGTAATGGCAATCCGTATCAGAG